TGTAATAGAAGATCCATAGCTATTATTTGTAACTGTTGGATTTTTTCTACCTGTTACTGGATTTATTGACTTACCATTATGCCAAGCACGAATATAATCCCACATTGTTGTTGAACTGTAGCCCACTGAACCCCAGCTAGGATTAGTGCTGTATGGACTAATGTTATATATGTTAGCGTCTCTAGCCCATCCTTGTGTGTTACCAGCTACCGTTCCTGCACAATGGCATCCATGGTCGTTATCAGTTGCATCAGCAGAATTCGTATAAGATCCAGATCTGTCATATACATAAGTTCCAGTACCTTGGCCAATATTGTTTTGAAACCAATTATATTGAATAACCCTAGAACCTCCAGAGCCATCTGGATTTACTGCAAACTCTGGGTGGGCCGGATCAATATGCCCATCAACAATTACAACATCTACGTGCTTACCAGAAGCAGTGACTGATAGATCTGATACATATTGTGAAGTACCATCATCACCCCAGTTACTTCTATTTAATTCTTCTGAATGGCGAAGCAATCCCCAGTTAACGTCGTTCACATCACCAAACCAAGATTTTGAAAACTCGGCCTGATTAATTTTATACATAGGCCTGATAGTAATGTCAACAAGTTCTGCTAATTCTACATCCCACACTCTATCATCAGCTTTGAGAAGCTGAGCCTCATCGTAAGTTAACATATAATGAGTATTGCGGCTGATCGTTCTTCTTTTTTCAACATCAACAGCTCTATCTGGGATAAACAGATTGCCACCTGGTGTTTCCATATCTTCATAAAAAGAATTTAAATCTTCTTTTCTATGAAGAGTAACAATCCATTCTTGTAATTCCATTTTAAGCCTCTAATTGTAGAAGTGTTAGAGTTACTTGAACGTTATTAGTCGCGCCTGACAAGTTAGTGATAGCTGCTACAATTGAAGTGCTTCCATCATCTGTGTAACCAGCTATAGCAGGTCCAAATTTAACAGTTTCTGCACCGGCTGTAATAACTTCAGCAATAACACCTGCGTCTGGTGCTGGATCTGATGTTTGAACTCTTGAAGCATCTGCTGTTCTTGCTGATGTACTAATATAAAGCCTTACCCAAGCAGCATGAGAAGTTTGAATAGAATAAAGATTGTATCCTTTAAATCCATCAATAATGCTATTGGAAGTTCCGTTATTTGCTAAGCTTGAAGCTGTAACAGATTTAGTAACTCTTGATTGCAAAGATGAGCCACCACCTGCGCTTGCAACTGCAGTATCAACATATAGTTTTGTTGTAACGTCTGTATTAGCCGTTGGTGTACCAACATTAATAATTTTGTTGGTGCCCATGTCGAGATTAGATCCAGTAACAAGATCTAAAATTTCATTATTTGATAACCCACCAGAGCCTGAGCCAATTGAATCATTTACCCATGCGTAATCGGTACCATTCCAAGATAGAATTTGATTATTAGCTGCAGAACTTGTATTTAAATGAGTGTCTACACTTGCGTTAGTGTATGATGCTGGAGGATTTATAAAAGTAAACGTACCACTTCCATTTGTTGAAAGTACTTGACCATTAGCACCATCAGTAATTCCAAAACTTGTAATAGAAGTTGGTTTGTTACTTAGGTCTGCATAATCTCCTGAAAACTGTCCGTCGTACAACTCGTCAAAGTTGGCAACGATCTTAATCATGGCAGTTCTCAGCGCGTCTCCGGTACCGTCGTTGGCTTCTTGGCCGTAGTTAATTACTTGCTTTGCCATGTTTGGTCGTGCTCCTGTTAATTTTTATAGTTATTTATCTTAAATGGTTCCATTGTCACTAGTGATATTAATTGAATCTACTGAGTAGATAACCGTATCGGCTCTAACTGTTTGATCTCCAATATCTTGATTTGGACCAACAATAGGTGAACCACCAATAACATAATCATCTTTCACTCTCAACTGGAATTTATGAGTCATAGTTGGACCAGTAAGTTTATTATAAACAAAGTTGCCAAACATTTTAGTTCCGGCAAGATGCATAGTATCTTTTAAAACTTTTTCGTACTTAGGTACAGAAACAGTTGATTGAATCTCATAAGAATATTCTTGATAGTAATCGCTATCTTGAACTTTCATCTTAGAATCATAATACTCAAAGGTGTGGCTATCTGGGTTATTCCAATATCCATTCAAATGAGACGATTGGCTACTCCAAAATCCTGCAGTAATACCTTGTGAATTTGCTCTTAGTATGGCTTTTGCTTGTCTTTCGCCATCGTCATTGATTAGGTATACAACGTCGTTGTCGATGTATCCAAAACCAGAATCTCTAATTTCTGCTTCAGCAATTCTACCAGTTGAGAATAATGTTTCAGAAAGAAGCTTAGCATTTTCTCCATATCTTTTAGCGCTGTAATCTCTTTCAACCGCCAGGATATCGTAATTGTTTCCTTTGTGATTAATAAAATCTCCTAGACCAGTTTTAAAACCATAATAACTGAAAGGAAGAACATATATACCTTGGATATCGTTGTCTACTTTTGTAATAACACCAGTAGTTCCAGTTAAAGCTTGGGTAACAGTATCGCCAACAGAGAATGAAGCACTATAATTATCTATGAGTAGTACTTGAGGGAATCTCTCAAATGCTAACATTTGTTCATCTCTTACTAGAACAAAAGTATCATTAACATAATCTTCGCCTGGGTTTAAATTTTCAAAAGATTCAATAGTGCCAATTTCAAATGGAGTTAAATCGAATGCTTGATTCAATGGAGTTGCTAGAGTTACTGGATCTGCACTTCCAGACATAGGCTGAGTTGCAGGTGGAACAGTGTTAAAGTTACTAGAATTAAGAGGAACACTCACGAAAGGAGCAACAATGTCTGTAATCAAAGTTACAGTTTCAATATTAGTAAGTGCTTCTACTTTAGCGTGTGTTGGATCTCCGGTATTAGCATATAGTGGGCCTGGTGAAGAACCATTTAATACCGATACACCGAATATTTCTCCTGTTTGAGTGTTTTGGTCGTATTTAGTAAGAGTGAAATTACCAGATGCTCTATTTGTAGAAATATCTCTATTGATATTAAACTCGTCGCCAGGCTCCATTTTAATACCAACAGCTGAAGAGTTTTGTCCGATTACCGTACCTTGATTTCCAGCAGTATCAGTTAAAACTTCTAATTCTTCAAAAATAAAATTAGAGTTATCTAGAATAATAACTTGATTTGAAACTAAGATTTTTGTATTATCAATTGTATAACCAAAACCGCCATTTTCTAGCGTATAGTTTACTGTACCAGTGAATTCATCTTGAAGACCAGTAACAATTGCTTTACCACCTTTACCATACTCTGATTCTATTCCTAAAATATCACCAATTTTATTTCCTGTAGTTCCACCATATTCTAAATCAATGATTAGAGAATCTGCAGAACCATTTAATTTACCAAAAGCAATATCTTCTCCATCAATACGTGCAAGAATATCATCGTATTTAATAAATTTGCCTCTTGGATTTGTGATGTAAATAATAGGTGTAAGAGTTCCGCTTAAATAAACGAAGTTAATTTTATCAACAATAGCTTTTGCTTTTGAAATAGAACCAATAATATTTTTACTGAGTAGATCTATATAGCCATATGTTTTTGTTTCTTCTCTATTTTTAAAGATTCCATTGTTTTGATACATTTGTAAATAAGTACCAGTTTTCCAATTAGAATCAGAAGGCTTAAACATATATTTAGCTGGGTATTTAACATGAGCATCTTCTTCAAAGAACATTCTAAAGAATAATTGAATACCGGCTTCTGTACCTTTACGTCTGTAAAGGTCCATGATATTTCTAATTACGAATCTTATTGTTTGGTCATCAGTAATAGCTGGCAAGTCTGCCATATATTTCTTTTTAAAGAAAACTATCATCTCAGAGAGTGTTGTACCGATATCGCGATATTCAAACATTCTTCGAGTATTGTACACGCCCATGTTAGGTTGAGATTCTACGAACTTATAATAATGCTCAACCATTGCCACCAATTCAGGTCCTTGCTCTCTATAGTAAGCAGGGAACTGCTGGGCAATCTTAAATGAAATATTTTTTTCTACGAGCGTGACCTGATTATCAGCCATTATCTGACCTCATTCATAGTAACTGTTACGTCATCATCATTTATTAAGAAAATTCTACCAGCAGGAGCTTTAATGTCATCAAGAGCTGTTGTTACCATAACTCTAATTCCAGAACCTTGATAAGCATCTACTTGGAAACCAGTTAAGTTGATTTCGCCTGTTTGATAATTTATGTTACCAGCAATTGGTTTAATTACTTGTGGATTCACTAAGTCAGAAGTAACGATTTGAATATTTCCTAAACCATCATCTTGAAAAAATGCTTCAACATTGTTATATGTAAACACGCTGCTTTGTACTGCAGGCTTATAATCAGTAAATCCTTTTTCAACATTAAATGGATAAGGTTTGACTAGTTTAGCATAAAATTTAAATGATGGACTTTCAACAACATTAGTATCTGGACTATATACAACATAAGGACAAACCGTGACTTCACTACTTACAATAGCTAAATCAGATTCATCAATTACATTGGCAAGCTTTGATAGTCTAAGAGTAACATCAAAGTTGTCTAGGCTATCTGTGTTATACTTCTGAATCGCACTTCTAATTAATTGTTCTATTTGACCAGAAGATTTTTTAGTTATCTTAGGATCAAAATAAGAATCAACATTAACACAACCATACATAAACTCAGAATCAATAAAGATTGGTTCAACCGCAATAGGAGATTTATCTTCTAAATAAGCAATATATGCGCTTGATAAAGTACCAGATAGACCTTCCCTACCTTCGCCAAGATAAACTGAAATTGCTACTTTACCGAATTGTGGTGGATTTAATTCTTCACCGCCATAAGCAGAAATAGCTTTAATTTCTGGGAATTGAGTTTGAAGCAAGACCTCATAATCTTTTGTAGTAACAGCACGTTCTTGAATTTGTAAAGACTTAGGAGCAAAATATCTAATGCTTTCTAATGATTCTCTTTCAGCACCACCAGCAGCATTTTGTATTGTTTCAACAGTAGCAGTAGCCGTAGATGATGTAAGCTGTAAACTAAACGCGAAAGCTCCGTTTGCTTCAGCGCCAGACGTAATTCTGTATCTTACACGAATATCTTCGAAAGCTTCAGGTTGTAGACCAAATTTATTATTACCAAAGTAAATAACATAACGACCATCGTAGTATGGTTCTACGTAGAATACTTTATCTGTCGCTCCAACTCCAAAAATATCGTTTCTTCTTAAAAATACATTTTCGTTGTCAGTGGCTTCAGCATCAACGAATACTTCAATTGAATCTGTATCTGCATTTTCGTTTGAGAGGATCACTCTCAAAACTCCATCATCACCAATAAAGTAACCTTCTCTTTCAAATGAAGCTAGCATTTGACCTTCAAAGATTTCAACGTTGTCAGCAACGAAAGTTCCAGGAGCAGTTTTTCTAGCCACGAAAGTTGCATTTGTTACGAAATCAAACTGAGTGCCTTGGAATGTAGTGGTAAACTGAGAATAAGCAGGAATGGTAACTGTTTGTCCTGAAATTGCATTATCTACAATAGTAACTCTTACAACAGCACGAGCAGATTTTCTAGATCGAGGAAGATAATTGAGCTCTTTCGCATGAGACATAACCGAGTTTTTAAGAACAGCCGAGTCGAGGAACATCTCATTGATTGCCATGTTGGCATAAAAGTTATTTTGGAAAGTGTTATATGCTAACACATCCAAGAATACACTCATATTAGATCCTTCAAAGTTATAATCTTTGAATTGTGTTTGGCTCGTCAGATATTGCTTAAACTGAGTCTTAATTGACTCGAAGTCTAATTCTGAAATATTTAGCTTAGCCATTTACCTAGTCCTCTCTAAGAATACATCAAGATCTATCGGCTGTTCAACATTCTTGATATAAAAAGTAATTTTAACTTTAACGACGTTGTCGTCAATGTTTGAAGTTACGGCCACGTTTTGTAGTTCTGCTCTTGGCTCGTATAGTTGTATAGTAGTTCTTACCTGATCTTCAATTAATTTAAGAGTGGCAGGTGTTATGTTTTCAAATAGCATAGCAGATATATTACCACCCAAGTCGGGCTGCATTAATCTTTCGCCGCGATCAGTAAGAATTAAATTCTTAATTGATTCTTTTACTGCATCTTCATCTTTAAAAACAGTTAAATCTTGCGACAAAGGACTGATTTCAAGATCCTTTTTAAAATCTTGATAAATCGTAATCTTTTTGCTCTTAGGCGTAAATAGTACTGATGTCATATCTTATTCTCTTTTATCTTCTATCCCAAGACCTTGTTGGGCCAATATCTACATGAACAAAACTATTATAATATCCTATGCCTCTAAATCCAACTTCTCTTGCTAAAGCTACGAACCTAAGTAGGTTATCTCCTCTAGATCTAAAACCGCTCCAAGTTAAATCTGCTGCATTCCCATTTAAATGCTGCGAGTTTTTAGCCGCTCCGACTCCTTCTGATCTCAATAAATCATTATACTGTTGACTTCTAAATCCACTGTTTAGTATCAATGGACCGTTAATAATTCCTTCTTCTGCTGCTCGTCTTTGTAATCTCATTATCATTACTCTGACTTGCGGTGCCATTCGAGTCCAACCTTCTGAAGCTGGTCTCATTCTTGTAGTCCAACCACCCTGGATTCTAATTAAAGGATGATTATTGTCTTTAATCATTTCCCATGTAGGCAATCCAGCTACTTCTTGAGGCTCAACTGCGTTTGGATTTCCTGCAGCGGTTTGTCGTTCTCTAGCTCTATTTATTTCTCTTTGTCTCACTTCTTCGGTTGGTCGAATTGCGCCTGCTCTAATAGCTTCACCAGTAACACGATTTGATGCATTTGATAAAGTGTTGAATACTTCTTGATATCTGTCTTGGAAATCTGTTAATGGATCTTTAAGCTTCTTAAATAGCTGTTCCAAACCAGTAGCCATTGCACAAATACGAGCAATAAGAGCTAATATTTCTTCAAGCGATGGGTTTTCAAATAAACCTACCGCGTAATCAATTAAGTTTTGAATTTTAGCTTTAATGAGATTGGCATTTTCTTCGCCACAAACTTCCGTTAATAGTTCTTTCTTTTCTTCTTGCTTCTCAACCATTTTAATTTGAGCTGGAGTTGGATTCGGAAGAGGACCAGTGATAGCTTCAACGTTGAAGTTTGCAATAGATTGACAAACTTTTTGAATAGCTTGTTTTACCATTTCAGCAACTTTTTCTTTGATTGCTTCAATTAAAGCTTTTACTTTAATAGCTTCAAAAAATGCTATAACTTCATCTTTAATATTTTTAATTTTTTGAATAAATGCTAAAACATCTTGAATTGCTCCAGCTATAGAATCCATAATATCAAAGAAAGCATTAATAGCTCCGTATATGCTTGAAAACAATCCACAAAAACCGCCTAGAACACTATCAGCAAAATCACCATTATAGTATTTGTCTAGCTCATCTAAAAATCTTGAGCCTTTAGCATTACTTGACGCAATTGCTGTTGTAGGAGTATAGTTAGAACTTCTTAAAAAAGTAGCCCATTCAATAGGAGTAAGAGGCCCTCTTTCTAACCTTTTGTTTAAAATATTGTAGTTAGGAAGTTGGGCTATGATATTAGGACGCTTTAAAAAGTCATTATTAATGGTGCCAAGAGTTTCATAAAAATCTGGATACTTTTTAGCAGCAACTGTAAGAGGATTGCCTGAAATATCTTCTACAATCCCATCAGTAAATTTCTTTTCAAATACCGCGACTTGATTTAAAGTATATTCTCCATAAGCATTAGAAGTTGCACCTGCTGGTACAGCGTTTCTTTCATATATACTTTGAAGGCAACTTCTGCACATCGCCTTTCCTGGTTGACATGTACAAGCCATTATCGCTCTTCTCCTCTAGGATCTAACGCATCAGGGTTTGCATTATATTCATCATTATTAGATTTTACTTGATCTATAACACTTAAGAATTCTTGCACCGATGTGAGAGATCTATTTAATCCATCACCAGCATATCTACTTCTACCAGCGTTTGGACCAGTTACTAACGGCAATGAAGCCCATTCACTTGCTAGATTATTTGCAAATTGTTCTCTTGAAATGTCTCCATTTAAGAATCGGGTTAATCCTCTTGCTTCAATCAATACTAGGGCCATCTTATCTTGGTTTATCGGGCTAAACATGTCTCCAGCTCCTAAACCAGCTCTAGCATACAATGGATTGCCTGGGCCACCAGAGCTATCGTTATTGTATCCTCGTAACGTATCTTCCATGAATTGATATCTACCAGAAGCTTCTGAATTGTATATTCTATCAATGCTTTCTTGCCAATCTAAGACTTCTTGAATAGTCATTTCTGTTAATTTCTTAGGAGGATAATCTCTTGGGTTATTAATACCACCCCAGAAATCATCATAGCCTTCTGATTCTTTGTTACCAATAAAGTCTAGAAGAGGAGATGCAGCTGTCTGAATTTGAGCCGAAACGTTTCCAAGTGTTGCGCCACCGTTTGATCCACCACCTTCACCGCCGTGATCTACCGAAGAATAGCCAGAAGTACCAACTGAACCAGGATTATCTCTTGGTAAAATAGAAGTTGATTTAGCCACTGGTTCAGGAGCTTCAACCTTAGCAGCATACCAAGCAATTTCTGGATATGGAGAGCCAGGAACAAATGGTTTTTGACCAACAGGAGGAACAGAGAATTTTGGATAAACTGTTGTTGCGGCTGATACAGCTGGCCTTGCCAACCCGCCGGCTAAGTTTACAAAAGTATCAACGTTTACAATTGGAGCATTCAAGTTAACCTGTGTTCCACCACCAATAGCTGTATCAATTGTTCCTGTAATATCAACCGTTCCAGTAGCAGACAATTTAGCAGCTGCTGAAGCTTCTGCTGACCAAAGAGCAGTTAACTGGTTAATTGCAGCGGTTGCAGTAATGTTTAATTCACCAAGGGATTGAATATTAACTTGCGTCAATCCTCTCAAACCAAGTTTATCTGTAGCATCAACGAGAATCTTTTCTGCCTTAACTGAAATAGCACCATAAGTTCCTGATGTTAAATCACCACCGGAAAGCTGCAACTCTTTATTTGCGTTAATAGCCAATGTACCAGCGTTTGCATTTACTTTAACATCACCACCTCTTACTTGTACTTGTTCACCAGCTTGATGTGTCGATTGTCCACCAACAGAAAGTAAATGGTTACCATGTACGAGTTGTTGAAGATCTCCTTCAATCTCTTCTATTTTATTACCTCGAACATAAACGTAACTATTACCCATGATAGTAACAGTACTCATGCCACCAACAACTACGTGTTGTTTTCTATCCATTACATCATAATGATCAGAAACAGTTTTGTGTGTAGTTGTGCCTCTTGAATCAATTTCAATAAAGGAACCAGAGTTATGAGTAATCTTAATTCTTTCTCCGCCTGGTGTATCGTCTAATTCTATGCTATGGTTAGCGGTTTCAATTACTCTGTTGTGAGGATATTGAGAGTTATAAGCAGCTCCAGGCTCTGACCAAGTATCATCAGTTCCACCAATTGGAACATCAACGGTTCTACCCATTTCTTGAGTAAGAACGTGAGTATCTTGAATATACTCTCCTCGAAGGAGTCTTGACTGCTGAGGCTGATAAATGTCTCTAGCACCTGATCCATACGCAGTTATTTCAGCATCTTCAGGTGGAATATATCCCCATCCATTTGTTTCTGGATCTATTGGAGTAACATATTGTGTTGGAATCAAACCAAGCAACATAGGCTCTTGAGCATCTCTACCATCTAAGAATACTCCAAACACCCAACTATTTACTTTTGGAACAGCGTTTGGATCATATCCACCTTGGCACACGATAGCCCAAGGAAGATCGTCTCTTGGAACCTGTTGGTTGGTTCCATGAATTCCAAACGCGCGCACTTGAACACGACCTTCTTTGCGAGGGTCAATGTTATTTTCGACCACTCCTATAAAAAATAAAGGATCTTTAAGACCTACACCACTATCCATTATCATCCTCTGGTATTTCTTGTGATTGTACTTGAGCCGTTCCTAGGCTCCAATCAAATTTAACTAATCTCAAAGCAGTATTTAGAGTTCCTTGTTCATCCATAGCATGATTAGTTGCTTGG